AATAGAGAAAAAACAATTAATGACCAAATTGTGGCACAGGCCGAACAAGATTCTCCACGCTCAGGATTCAACTACAAACAGTATTACGTGGCTCCCATTGACGAGAGGGGCAATATCAGGACGGACAATGTCAACGACACTGACAGGGTGAGTTCGGACAAATCAGTGAATGCAGTCATAGACACACCGGCCGCCTCACACTATGGTTTCTACCTGGATGGCGACGGTGTCGCACCAAACGGTCATCCGGCAGGATTTGGAATAAGTTTTCCAAACGCAAACGTGGACAAAGGCGATTACTTTTTACGTACAGACTATTTGCCTAATCGTTTATTTAGATTTGACGGTGCCAGATGGGTCAAAGTCGAGGATTCCGTCAGGATAACTACAACCAACAATGATTCAAGGGCAAACTTCAAGACTGGTTTCGTCAACAACACAACCACAAACACAATAAATGGTTTGACAGTTGATCAGAGACAGGCCTTAACCGACGCCCTAAAACCAAAGGCTGACAATTAAAGATGTTACACTTCTACGAAGGACAGGTCAGGAAATTCCTCACTCAATTCATCAGGATATTGAGCAACTTCTCTGTGGAGACTGGCAAGGGCGCAGATGGTTCAGTGCAGTTGAGGGCGGTGCCCGTGGTGTATGGAGATCCCACAAGGCAGGTGGCCAACATCATACGTAACAACTCAGAGAACGCTCTGGCCTACGCACCTAAGATAGCCTGTTACGTCAGAGAACTGAACTACGACAGGGACAGGATGCAGAATCCATACCATATAGAGAAACAGCATCTTAAGGAACGCTCATACGATGAGTCGACTGGACAATACACCAATCAGTTGGGTGCAGGATACACCATAGAGAAGGTGATGCCATCGCCGTTCAGGCTAGAAGTATCAGCGGACATATGGAGTTCAAACACGGACCAGAAACTACAGATAATGGAACAAATACTGTACCTATTCAACCCAGACTTCGAGATACAGAAATCCGACAACTACATAGACTGGACCAGCCTGAGTTATGTCGAACTGACGGGAGTTGCATTCAGTTCGAGGACCATACCCGTGGGAGCTGATTCAGAGATAGACGTGGCCACCCTTACGTTCTCTATGCCAATATGGCTATCACCTCCTGTGAAAGTCAAGAAACTGGGCGTGGTGCAGAAGATAATAATGAGCATATATGACGACGACGGTGGCATAGCAAAAGGATTGATCGACGGCGAATTAATGTCCAGGAGTTACGTCACACCAAACAACTTTGGCTTATTAGTCACGGGAAACCAGTTAAGGCTATTAGGAACAACAGGAGTAAATGTGAAATCTGGCGGTGACGGATTCCATACAGGAGCCAACGCACCGAGCAATTATGATCCTTTCGAGACATTTGGTCCAGCAGTGAACTGGAAAATGTTACTTGATCAGTATGGCAAAGTCACCAACGGCACATCACAGATAAGATTGAAACAGCCAAACGGGAATGAAATTATAGGCACTATAGCAACAACCACATTGGATGACACGATTTTATTATACAGCATAGATTCAGACACTATCCCTTCGAATTCTCTTACCGCTGTGAAGAAGATCATTAATCCAGCGACGTTTGATCCAGGCACACCCGCGAATGGTGACAGGTACCTTGTGATCAATGATGTTGGCGACAGCACGGCCAGTTTTCAGAGTTCAACGTGGGGTACATTAGTTGCCAGCGTCGGAGACATAATAGAGTACAACAGTTCAACAGGCAAGTGGAACGTGGCCTTTGATGCATCGAATCCTGATTCAACACAGCACTACGTGACCAACCTAAACACCGGAATACAGTACAGGTTCAACGGCACGGAATGGGTCAAATCATACGAGGGTGTGTACACCGCTGGTAATTGGAGCATAGTGTTAGATGGTGGATATAGTCAAAGCGACGACGCAGACAATAACGACGCACAGACACCTTGATAAAATACATATAAGTTGTTATAATGAGATATGAATGAAAACATAGTCTGCTCTGGTGCACTGTTCTACAGCACTTCTACCAAGAGATTCCTGTTCCTACAACGCACTGATAAGAAGACACAGGGTCTTTGGGGATTGGTTGGAGGTAAGAGCAAGTTCACAGAGAGTGCTTTCGAAGGTCTGAAACGTGAGATCCAGGAGGAAGTGGGAGACACACCCAAGTTCAAAAAGGTTATACCGTTGGAGATGTTCACGTCAAATGATCAGAAGTTCTTCTTCCACACGTATTTGATAGCAATAGAATCAGAATTTATTCCCAAGTTAAACGGTGAACACTCTGGCTACTGCTGGACCGCGTTCGAGTGCTGGCCAAAGAACCTGCACATGGGATTGAAGAACACCCTAAATAATAAATCCATAAAAGGTAAGTTGCAGACTATTTTGGATCTTATAGTCTAATCGTTTTTGATGTAAGTTTTTCCAGTAAGTTTTTCTATGTCTCGTATCATCTCTTCCATGTTGATCCTCACTGTCTTTCCAGTTTTAACATTTCTAGAATAGTATTCCCATTCACCAGACTCGTTGTGTGGTGATATCTTGGTCACGTTACCGGCTTCATCACGAACAAACACTTCTGCGCTTGAAGCCTCATCCTTGGCGTATATGTGAGCCTTGTTGGCTACCGTGGTTGGATCGCTCCCAACAGTCAAAGCAATTGGGCTATCAAATGTCTTTGCTCCTGTGATTGTCTGTTCTGTTGATACTAACACAGTGTCTGCTGTCGAGGCACCCGCCGATCCTCTCAGCATGTGTACCCTGTAACCGTTAACAGTTGTACTCGAACCCGATGTTGATGAGGCTTTGACAGTTACACTAGTACCGGCTTGAATAGCACTGAATTGTAGTTGTTCCGTACCTTTGGTTGACAGAACGGGCCCGGCACTTATGTACACGTCGTCATTTGACACCACCATCACCTCAGACACGCTGGCCGCACCCTCTGTGGCGTTGTAGCCCGTGAACACATAGAACGCACCAGTGTATGTGGAGTTGTTGAATGAGTCCACTGTTGTGGCAGTCGAGCTGACCGTTGTGGCACCAATGACATTCACGTTGTCACCGGTTGATTCTGATTCACTGTCTGATAATAGTATCCTGTATGACGTCACCCTCAGATTTGGTTCATTACCTGCCACACTCAATTCAACGTTTGCTCCATTTATGGCCGCCGTCAAACTAACGAGATTGTTTGATCCCGTGTTGACGCTTCCGTAGGTGGATATGTATGCTGTGGTGCCATCATGCACGACTAAGGCCTCTATGCTTGACACTTCAGTCTTCGTGGCGTTGTTAACCGATATGTAGTACTTGGCTCCCCTGTAACTGGCGTGTGCAAAACTGTCAAGAATTTCACTGGCACTGTCAACGTCCGCGATGATCACTGTCGTTACGTTACCTGTCGTTCCTGCCGTGGTGTTGTCGCCCAGACCGATCCTGTACATTGAAACCGAGTTCACTACAGACGAGCCTGTTGCTTTCAATCTAGCGTTACCACCGGTGACGTCCGCATCCACAGTGATGTATTCGTTGGTTGGGTCAGATTCTGTAATGTGTGACGTGGCCACGAAAGCGTCCGTGTCGTTATGCACCAGGCTGTACTTGGCGGTCGAGACCTGATCGTTGATCTCGTCCCTGGTCACTGCCAAGTACCACGCCGAGTCGTATGTTCCCACTGTAAACTGGTTTATAACTTTTTCTGTTGTGCTGATCGCCGTGCTGGTTACTGCGGAAGTGTCGTCTGTGTTCTCTGCCGTTGAGGAAGTAGCACCCAGTTGTGCCCAGCCTCCCGCGGTGGTGTAGCCTTCTATGGTGTCTGTGCTAGTGTTGTATCTGATCATTCCCACTGATCCACTTGGCCTCTGTGCCGTCGTACCGTTGGGCAGTCTCACGGCATTTGTCGTGACCGAAGCGTCAAACACCGTGGTGGCGTTCATGGTGATAATCGTGCTACCATCTGCATCAATTGTGATTGAACCTAATCCTGAATCTGTTACCGTGACGTTTGAATTGCCTTGTGATATCGATGATGTTGACACGGCACCCACTTCCGCGTCCACGTAGGCCTTGATGGATTGTTGTGAAGCAACTGATGTTGCACTGTCACTAGATAGGTCATCCTCGTCTTTGAAGAATC